TGAACGATGCCATCAATGCTTTGAGTCCTTTGGTTGCAAACAATGTATTGTCAAATATGACAATCAACGAGAAGAGACAATTGGCAAACCTTCCGCCTATCGCTGGAGGAGATTCATTGCCATCAGCGTCACCAGTTGCATTGTCAAAACAAAACCCTTTTGGATGGGACGATGAGCGTGACTTGATTGTATTCAATAAATACGGAGAGAAAGCCGAAGAGTTTGAGGAGGCACGATTTGAGTTTGCCGATGCGATTGAATCTGCCATCTTGAATGTGTTGAAAGAAAACAAAGGTTTACAGGTTGGAGACATTGTAAACATCACCAAACTTGACGCAAAGGTTGTTGCAGATACAATTGCCAAACTTGCGAAAGCGGAATTGGTTAAGTCATACGAGGACGGATTGGAAACAACCCCGAAAGGATTGGAAGAAATCAAAAATCTGCAAACTGAATTGGTGGTTCGCTATCAATACGGACTGGCACCGGGAATCAGCGGAGGACTTTTGATTGATACATCTCGTAAGTTCTGCACGGATGTTGTGAATAGTGGTCGTGTGTATTCTCGTGAGGACATCAATATGATGAGTGCTGAACTCGGTTACGATGTTTGGAAACGCAGAGGCGGTTGGTATCATAATCCAACACTTGATGTCAACACACCACAATGCAGACACATTTGGGTTCAAAAATTATTGAGGAGAATTAAACGATGACCAACTTTGTATATTTCATAAGCACAACCTATTTGAAGGACAACACTCCTTTGAATGAGAATGTTGACGATAAATTGCTAAAGTCAGCAATCAAAGAAGCTCAAGAGATTTATATTCGGGATGTCATCGGTTCGGGCATTTACAATGAATTGCAGACACAAGCGTATGCAAACACTTTGACTGCCTTGAATGTCACCCTTTTGGATTCATACATCGCACCTTGTTTGAAATACTACACCTTGACCGAGGCAATGCTTCCAATGACCTTTAAACTGATGAATAAATCGGTTGCATCAAGGGAGAGTGACAACGCTCGTGCCGTATCTGTAGAGGAGATGACAATGATTGAGGGCAGATACCGTGACAAAGCGGAGTATTATGCGAATCGTTTGCGTGATTACTTGCGTACAAATACCAATGATTATCCGTTATTCTTGAATCCCGGCAATACCATTGACACCATCCGTCCAAAGAATACCGCTTTTGTGGGTGGCATTTATCTTCCAACTTCACAAGATTGCTTTTGGAACTATGACTTCCCCAACGAGGACAAATAAGTGGCAGAAAAACAACGAGGCAAAGCTTCTCAAATTCCTGAAGAATGACACTAAACCAAATCATAGCAAAAATCCAAACGGCAGCCGAAAGCCATAAGATGGTGGGCAAGTTCGGAGTCGGTCAGCAGTCCAATCTCACGGTTGAGAATGTTGAGTATTATCCGCTGGTTTGGTTGTATCCTGATGGGTTTAATTTGTCAACAACTGGCAACTTGATGACATACAACTTTGCTTTGCTCGTGATGGATCGTGTGTTTGAAAGTGAGAGCAATGTCATTGAGGTTCTTTCGGACACCGCACAAATCATTGCCGATGTATTTGCATTGATTGATGACAACACCCAAGATGACGAAGATTTTGAATTGGTAGTTACTTCCAACGCTTCACCTTTTTACGATGCCAAAACCGACATTCTTTCAGGATATGCAATCAACTTCCAAGTCAACACTCCTTATTTATTTAATACTTGCGTTGTTCCTGTGTAGCGTGGTTGTGGCTTTCTTCAATTTAGAAAGACCAGTCCGCATTGAACGACCAATACAAGTGGAGATGCACGAGAGAATCGTGGAGAGAGAGAAGCTTGTAAGAGACACGCTCATCAAACGAATCAACTCATTTGATACTATCTACCTTGACACCTTCAAACCTTCAGCAGAGGGCTTGAAAAAGGCGATAGGATTACACATCCACTTGGACACCATATGAAAAAAAACAATGTAGTGAGAATTGACAAGAGATGGGAGGAAACGAAAGTCCTTCTCATTTCGGATTTACATTGGGACAATCCGAAGTGTGACCGGGATTTGTTGAAGAAGCATCTTGACGAAGCACTCAAAGGGAATCACGACATACTCATCAACGGAGATTTGTTTTGCTTGATGCAAGGTGCGTACGATCCACGCAAATCAAAGAGCGACATCCGACCTGAACACAACCACGCTAACTACTTTGATGCCATTATCAACACCGCAGTTGATTGGTTTACACCTTATGCACATCTCATCAAGTTGGTTGCCTATGGCAATCACGAAACCACCATCTTAAAACGACAAGAGACGGACATCATTGAACGCTTTGTGACCTTGTTGAATTACAAGACCAGTTCGGACATTCAAGTGGGAGGATATGGTGGATGGGTTCGCATCCAGTTCAACGATGGCAATACGACACAATCATTCAAGATTAAGTATATGCACGGATTTGGTGGCGGTGGTGCGGTAACTCGTGGAACTATCCAGCACAACCGAATGAGCGTAAATGTAGAAGGTGCAGATGCAATTTGGATGGGACACGTTCACGAAGATTACGAGATGACCTACACGGTGGAGCAGTTGACTCAACACGACACGGTGATGTTGAGGGACATCTTGATGATAAGAACAAGTGCATACAAGGAAGAATACGGAGACGGATCAAAAGGATGGCACATTGAAAGAGGTGCAAGTCCAAAACCAATTGGCGGTCGCTGGTTAATTCTCAAACCCTTCCGTGACAAGTCAACAACACGCAAGATTCACGCATACACGCACAAGACATTATGATGAAAGTGCAAATCATACTGGAACAAAAGAACGACTCGTGGCTTGAATCCGTTGGGATTGAACCGGAGATTGTGCAAATCTTGGAAGATGGATTTGTAAATGAGCAACACATTGTCGCTGCTTGTGCGTTCTTTGAGAATACGCAACTATTTATGACAGGAGGACACATCATCGTGATTGAAGAGAGTTACTATACCTTTGTGAGACAATGGATGCAATTAACCCAACCCACTACAAACAGGGAGACATAGAGTGTATTGATGCGATTGAGTCAGCAACCATCAGGAAGAAGGGACTCATTGCCGTCTGCACCGCAAATGTGATTAAATACCTTTGGAGATGTGAAGATAAGAACGGACTTGAGGATTTGTACAAGGCGAAGTGGTATCTTGACAAGCTTATCGCAGAGAAGGAAAAACAAACGAAGAAAAACGCTACTTTGTAAGATGAGATTCTTGTTGATTCTGCTCCTTCCGTTGACCAGTTATGGACAAGTCCTTGTTGATACAAATACCATCAAACAAGCAAATCATTACTTGGTGAAGGGAGCAATTGCAAGAGAACAAGTCACGGTTCTTCGCAAGATTGTGACATCGGATTCCATCATAATTGCCGAGCAAGATTCCATCATTGTCAAGGTGCAAATCAATAACGCATATCTGCAAGAGAAGAACAATGCACTTGTGAGCGAAAATAAAGCCATCTCACGCACTTTGTCGCTATTCAAGAACATCAGTATAGGTTTATCAGTTTTAATGCTTGTAGGATGGCTGAAATAGATTTAAGCAAATTAGGCGATGCACTTGACACCTTTCTTGGTGAAGGTGGAAACGATGACTTGTTGAACCAAATCATTGAGAATTGGTGGAATCAAAGGGTTTATCCTGAAATCGCTCGTTCAATGGACGAGAAAAAGATTAACGCTTCGTCCGCTTTGAAGCAATCCTTCGTGCCGGGAGAGATTGTCAAGTCACCCACATCCATCAACACCATCCTTCTTGCTGAAGATTATTGGGAGTTTGTGGAATACGGAAGGAAACCCACACGCAACGGTCACATTGAAGGCACTCCGTACCTATGGCAGTCCATCCAAGAATGGATCGCCTACAAAGGAATTAAGCCAACAAACCCAAATATGTCGTATGAGTCACTTGCCAAAGCCATCGCAAGGAAGATTCACCGAAGGGGAACAAAGGCAACGCACTTCTTGTCGGATGCGTTCACCGAATCACTACAAATGGAGTTGGTCAATGAGCTGAATGCTCGTCTTGGTGACTTGATTTTTGCGGTGGAAGTGAAAAAATAATCAACAAAAATAAAAAAATACTTTTTAGTTTAGTAATTTTAATTTACTTTTGCTCTCGTTATGGATTACACGAAAGCAATTGAAGAGATTAAAATGAAACGCAGACAAGGGCTATTGCAGTCAGTCGCTCGTAAAGCTGGGGTATCTCTCCCAACGGTTCGCAAGTATTTAATTGAGGGGAACATCGTTTCTCCCAAAGCAAAATTGGTTGTTCAAATCGCATTGAAGGAGGTGAACAATGCTTGAGGCAACAATCAACGGATGGATTCTCACAATCGGTGGGGATAGGTATGTCTATACCGACAAGCAAGTGGATGACTATTTACTGAACCACCACTTTGATGAACTTGAGCCGTATATGTTGAAGCGTGATGTCTATTTCGGTGGATGCGTTGAGACCACTTTGGTCGGCATTGAATCGGAGCGGTTCTTCTATCTTGAACCCGACAAGTTTACGGTGTTATTTATGCTCGGACAAAAAACAAATTTCCTATGAATAAATCAGAATCAATCAAGAACATCGCTGGTGCGTTGGTAAAATTCCAAGCATCGGTGAGCAAGGTAGCAAAGGAGTCCAACAACCCTTTCTTCAAGTCAAAGTATGCGTCATTGGCAAACATCTTGTCAACCATCCAAAAGCCATTGAGCGATTGTGGTTTGGCAGTCAGTCAGTTTCCTGATGGTGACGCACTCACAACCATCATCCTACACTCCGAATCAGGTGAGTGGATGGAATCATCCTACACGATGCCTGTTGCAAAGCAGAACGATCCACAAGCGATGGGTTCGGCAATCACTTACGCAAGGCGTTATGCTCTCGGTTCTATCTTGAACCTGAACATTGACGATGACGATGATGGTGAGAAGGCAATGGGTAGAACATCCGCACCAAAGAAAGAAGAACTCACTCCCAAGCATCCCAATTGGGCAAAAGCAATGGAGCATCTCAAGACGGGCGGACTGATGACCGACATCACCAACAAGTACGATGTCTCTCCAGTCAATCAAAAACTATTAATCGGAGAAAAATGAAACATCAACTTCCAACAATTCACTCTTCTTTGACGGAAGAGGATTGGCAAGATTTGAGAAGGTCACGCTTCACCGCTTCCGAAATTCACAAACTGATGGGGACTCCGAAAACAAAATCGGAGTTCCTTTCGGAGACGGCAAAGTCCTTTGTGTTTGAGAAAGCAGCGGAGTATCTCACAGGTAACCGCACGGAGATTTATGGTCGTGCTTTGGATTGGGGCAAGGAACACGAGAAAGAAGCGTTCCATTACTTCCAGCAACAAACCGATGACTTTTATACCTACTATGGAGCGGAGACCTACACCTTCATCACCTATGGACTTTGGGGTGGTTACTCTCCCGATGCACTTGGTGACAAGCTCATTGAAATCAAATGTCCTTTTAATTCAGGCAACCACCTTCAAAACTTCTTCATCAAAAACAACGAGCAACTTAAGAGCAAACGGACGGAGTATTATTGGCAGATGCAGATGGGAATGATTGCAACTGGGTTGACGGAAGGGGTTTTCGTTTCCTACGATCCGAGAATGCCCGAAGGCAAGAAGGTAACTGGAACGCTCATCACTTTGGATGAGGACTCGCAAGAAATAATTGACGAGAAACTGACCTACGCTGGAGAACTATTTTTATCAATCACAAAATAATTTGTCCATTCACAAAAAGATTTGTAAAATAAATTTGCATAAGTGAAAAAAAGGTTGTTAGTTTGAATCACTATGAAACACGAACAAATAAAAAACAGAGAAGAATGGAGAGCGTTAAATTTGAAAATTGCTCAACATCAAAAAGTGATTCAAACAAATTCATCTGCCGGTCAAGTATTTGGCGAAGAATATTTAAACTGGGTGAATGAGTTAATCAACCGCAGAGATTATTTAACAACTAACGGGGGTTTTTAACCCCCTTAATTTTACAACTATGGCATTAGACATCATCTACCCAATCATCTTGACTCCCATCGCATTTGCGGTGGGCTACGGAATCCACGCATTCCGCAAGTCAATGAAGCAAGAACTTCCCGAAGCCAAACCATATGAGTTTGAGAGGGACGAGTACAATCCTGACTTTGACCAATTCAGTCAGGCAATTTTTAACCACAAATTCTACAAAGGAAAAGCAAAATGATAACAACAATACTATTTGGATTGACATTCATCCTATTGGTGTACAAGGTGTATGCTGATGAAAAGAAGTCACAAAGTTACTTGGAAGAAATCTACCGTCTACATCGGATCAACACCGAACTGGAAGGTGAACTTTGGCAGAATCGCATTACTTTGCAAACTGCCACCAACCAATTAAACTTGGCGAAAATGAGTCACGAGAAAACCAAGCAAGAGCTTGAGGACAAAGCGAGGACTTGGGAGAACCAGTATAACGCAATCAAGAATGAAAGCGGTCGTAATTAAAGCCACAATCAACTTCATCACCAAGTGGCGAGTATACTTTGCTGGAGAACTACTCGCCACCTTTGAGAGTGAACAAGATGCACACGATTACGCAAAGTTTATCAATGAGCAATAAACAAAGCACCTACAACCTGATGTGGGCAATCGCCATCCTTCGTGAGGACTATCACCATTGCTGGAGATTAATCGCAGAGCGTATGGGGTGCAGCGAGTGGAAAGCCCGGTATCTTTATTCACGGATCAAGAAAGATTTTAAGTTGAAACAATGAAACTAAATTGCTATATTTGTACAAGAAGTTGAGATTTCGCAGCTCTCGTAAACTTTCAAGATTTTTGCCCGTTGGGATGATAGGTGCTGCGACCACTGTCATACTGATGGGCTTTTTTTATTCGCAGCAAAAATGAACACACAAGAAGAAATTTGGAAAGCGGTTGCTGATAGCAACGGCGAGTACCACATCTCCAATCACGGGAGAGTCAAGAGTTTTAAGTATGGCAAGGAACGGATTTTGAAACCAGCGATTCAGTCAAAAGGGTATCAATTTATTTTCATTTGTCAAAAAAAAACAAAGCCAAAATTATCTACAATTCACAAATTAGTTGCTATGGCTTTTATACCAAATCCCAATGAGAAACCACAAGTCAATCACAAAGATGGAAATAAGTTAAACAATCATATTGACAATCTTGAATGGGTTACTAAAAGAGAAAATATTCAACACGCTTATGATACTGGGTTGTTTGATAATAAAAGAAAAAAAATTGGTGAATCTGCCAAATTGCATCATTCAAAACCAGTTATTGATTTGATTACAGGCACAAAATATAATTCATTGGTGGAAGCTTGTATAGACATAAATGAACCATACTCAAGGCATCACTCAAGAATTAGTAATTCATATAAAACAATTAGATTTATTTACCTATGAGCAAAGATCCAGCGTTCCTGTTTTATTCTTCGGACTTTTTGACCGGGACATTGTTGATGTCAATGGAGCAGAAAGGCAAGTTCATCACCTTGCTTTGCATCCAACATCAAAAAGGTCA